TTCCGTAACCTCGTTCATTTCAATGTCGCTACTATTAGGCATATCAGCCTGTATAAATTCGTAGCGATCGCCTCGATACCAGGAAAGCGTAATCTCGTTATCATCAGCCCGTGATGCGTTGACAATTTGCACCGGATATGGGTCAAGTGTGCGCTTGCCGGTCACAAGTGCCGTTGCCGTTCCGACCGCTCCTGATGGATTTTTTGAGCGATACAGATACGACACTCCCACGGCCTCGGTTGCCGCTGAAACGAAGTCAACCCCTGTGTGCATGATGCCTGTCAAGTCTGTCAACAGTACCAGCGTTTCAGAAGCGGAATGGGTGGTCATAAACCGCTGTGTGGCGTACTGACCGCGCAACAGCCCCGTTAGCGTGTAAGTGTTACCGCTAACCAACGTGGCCGTTTTGAATTGGAGCAATTCCCACCCGGTTGTCGTTGACCCGACTGCGATAAGATTAGCACCGGACCATAGTTGTGTGTCGGTTGCGGATGCAAGGGTTCCAGCGGATGCCGAAAGGTCAACTGTGATGCTATTGGTATAGTCGATGATTCCGAATATCCCCGCGCCGAGCGTGGTGGAGCAAGTACCAACAACCGCCGATGGTGCGTTGAAATACCAGACATCCGTGAAGGTGGTCCCATCGATTGACCGCTGCAATGCACCTCCCGTATAGCTCGCGTTGCCATACATCGCAAACGTCAACCCGGCGCTGCCAAAGTCCTCGTTGATCGCTGGAATATCCATTGATACAAACAACGGAATATAGGCATCAGCGGTCAAATCAGTAGCCCCAATAGTCAAGTCGTCCGCAACGGCTGTATTGGTGTATACCCCGCCTTCTTCTGACTCGCATACAAAGTCAATAATACCGTCACGGTCGGCCATTTCGATAACTCGCATTATTTTACCGGCTACCGTAATCACATCACCAGGCGCAAGCTTAATATATTTGTTGGTCGTGCTGAACCCGTACCGATGACGGTTCACCCACATCTGCTTGAGCAATATTTCAGCCTGTTGTTTGGCGTGATCGTCTGTCAAAACAATACCGAGAGCGGCAGACTTTGGAAGGTATGTGGCTTTGTCTACCCGAACAGCGTTCTGGCTGGCTATTTCGTAATCACGGATTTTACTTTCATATGACATGGTGAAGTGTGTTGGAATTTCTAAGTCCTGTGTCCGTGTCTCCACCGTCTTATCCGGTATCGCATCCCCTGACCGATGTACCCGTAACTCAGCAGAATTAATCGCTGCAACGGAGGTGCTCCCACGCTTGCGAAAGTACAGCATCCAGTCCCGTTCCACCGCGTCGAAGTTGTAAGCGGTCATCAGCGTTTCCAGCGCCGTCCGTGCGGGCATCTGACGCGGAATCTGATAACCAATCACATCATCCGTTGATAACTCGCTCACATCAATTAGGGAGCTACCGATTCCGGCGCGGTCGCAAAGATCTGTTACTATTGCAGAAAGCTGCATTATCCGGCATCCACATAAAGGTTTCTGACGTAAAAATCTATCGCGGGGTGATCCACTTGTAACAATGCACCTATTTGTGCATTGTTAAATATTGATGCGGTGAATCTTGCGTCAGTTAGTGTTATTTCCTCCTCAAGCGTTGCCCCATTAAATATTTTAGCAAAACAAGTAGTACTATTACGACTGAAATGAATATATCTTTTAATTGGTAATGTTGTATAGATTGTTGCACCATAAGAATGAGCAGATGCCCCTCCCGTAAAATCCATATTTATAGCAAATCTATACTGTCCAGCACCGTGGCTTCCTATTCTAAACTGAACAAAATTATATGGAGAAGTCTGCGATACTTGCACATGGGCATAATTTCCAAAAGTGTCAGGCCATATTCCAGGAGTCATGGATATAAGTTCAATTTCAAAAACCAAATTAAAGCTGTTTAGGCTTATGGATGTTGGATAAATACTGCACCCGTCTGAATAATATCCAGATTTGTTTGGAAATAAATGTACTTCATAATGCGATCTTGTAGCATTTGGCAGACCTGAAAAGCTAGCATTCCAGGTCATAAAATCTACAGGATTGTTAGTTTCTCCTATTTCAATTTCCATAGTGGGAACTCCACTAAATTCCCCTATCGGAAAATCACGAAATACAATATAACACAATCCTCGATAAGCAGGGGTATCATTGGTTCCAATCAACGCTACCAAATAAGAATCTGCTTCTTGAGATTCACTCCCAAGATATGAACTAAAAAATGTTTCAGAACGTGCGACAGATGTTTCTAAATTAATGGACGCCAATCCTATACCACCTGAAGGAAAATTAGGATTTAATGGGTCGCGCCAATCAGCAATGACTTTATTGTTCATCCATATTCGTGCAACACCCGGAACTGGCCCCTCACAAAACGCAATCGCAAACGTGGCAGTGTAGGTCCGCACCATCTCATAATACCGCACCCCATCCTGTCGGTGTCGGCTGCGGTCTATGGTTTCCACGATATCGCTCATGTAAATGATGTTACCTGCAAGTCTGCCTTCTCCGTACTGTATCGGTATTGCTGCTCCCCAACTTGAAAACTGCAACCGTGTCTCATGGGGTTGTGGTGGCGGCGGCAAGTTTAGTTCTGCATGTTCCGGCCAGAATACTTGACCGGCAACCCCACCAACCATAGAACCGATTGAGTATCCCCATAATGCGCCCGTTCCGGTTCCTACCGCCGGGAAAACGTAGGTTCCAATAACGCCGCCGATAATGGCCCCGATGACTCCGCCGATGTATCCTAAGTATTGACCGAAAGCCATTCACGTTCCTGGAGTTCCGACCGCTGCAAGTTCTATTTCAATCGTTGGTATTCCACTAAACTCTCCAACGGGAAAATCTTTGAAAACTATATAAAACGTCCCGCGATATGTTGGTGTTTCTGACGCACCAAGCAATCCAGATAACCATGCGTCGGCCACCTGCGACTCGCTTCCGATATAAGCCTGAAAAAATGTAGTAGCGCGGGCGATAGAAGTATCCAAATTTCCAGAAGCATATCCCGCACCAAGAATAGGATAATAAGGTCCATAGGGATCTCTGAAATCAACAAACACTTTACCGTTGACCCATATTCGCGCAAGTTCGCGCTGGTTTGGGTTTTCACAAAATGCAATGGCAAATGTGCTGGTATATGTTTTAACCATCTCATAATATCTGACACCATCTTGTCTATGTTTACTGCGTTCAACAGTCTCGACAACATCCGACATATAAATGATATTACCGGCCATTCGGCCATCGTCATATTGTATTGGTATGGGTGATCCATAAGTGCTAATCTGTACCCGCGTTTCATGCGGTTTAGGTGGCAATGGGTGCGTTAAGTCAACTTTATCCGGCCAGAATACTTGCCCCGCAATTCCACCGGCCATACCGCCGATAGATGCCCCCCACATTGCGCCCTGGTAAGCACCCACCGGAGTGTAAGCACCGATTACACCACCGATTATACCACCGGCAATTGCTCCAATGCCGCCCGAATATTGGCCGAGCGCCATTTTCTAATCCTCGGTCCACTTCTGATTGTTTGGGACCGTCAAGGCTTTGTCCATCCCCGGTATGTGAGGAAAACCCCTAAAATTGTCTTTGTTGTTAAATCGGGTCTTACATGTCTCAAAACGTCTATCACACCCGGCCACCGCGGTAAGTGTCACGCCGGTAGAAAGCGTGTATGGGGCTGACTCGTAGAGCGTGACCTCATTGGTAGTCGTGTACCCCTGAACCTGTATTGCTATTCCGTTGTTATTGCCAGAACCAAAAGTCACCTTGCCATAGTTATAAAACCCGTCAATCTGTCCGGCTGCATCACCCGCAATAGTGAACACACGGTTATCCGTTACCGCGCTAATGGTTCCCGTGCGCGTGTAGACGGTGGACGAAGTTACTATTGTGCAGCGGTCATCACCCAAAGAGGCATTGCACTCCGGCGTATAGATACGCCCAATGGGAACCGATAGAAGCTGCGTGAGGCTTCGCAATTCGATGCGGGCCTGATTGTCCTTTATTTCCACCTCTCCCAACCGACCGTAGGCCAGTTTGACGATACCGCTGGTGGTGCTGGGGTCTGCCCAATTAATCTTAAACGTCCACATCTCGGCGTAGTCAAAAAGTCCGGCGCGGATTTCCTGGTCGCGCCCCGACTGCGAACCAAACACCATATTGAAATCAATATTCGCAGGGCTGAGTGCGCTGTTTTGTCGGTAGTTACTTGGTGAACCGGAATCAATTGGCGTGTAGGTCGATCCATCGTAAACAATCTTTTCATCGTGATCGGTATAAAAATATTCCGTATTGTCCTTACGCTTAATTTTCCAGCACAAGGCAACAGTCTGAACTTCGCTTTCGAGGTGCGCTTGAAATGAGGTGGATATGGTTCTCATTAGGTGTCCGCCCACTTCAATTCGATCAGCGGGCATTGCGCCGCGCCGACCTTATAGTCTTCCATGTTAACGCTCAAGGTATCGGTATTGAATCGCACCGGCACATCAAACTCAAATCCTGCTTTAATAACCACTCCCGTTGAAT